CGTCACCGTCGTGGCGTCGTCGATCATCAACGCGTAGAGGCCCGACGGCACGAACACGCGGGCCGTGGCCGTCACGCTCGCCACCGTGAACGTGCGCCCGCAGAAGTCGTTGATCGCCTCGTCGGCGGCATCGAGGCATTCCTGCAACTCGTCATCATCGACGGACCCGAGCTCGTTGCGCAGGTGCACCTTGAACTGTTCGAGCGTCACGTAGGACATCGGCGCACCTCCTCGGGGCTACTTGCGGGACTTGGCGCGGGGCGACTTGGCCGGTTCTTCACCGGCCGGTTCGTCGTCCGCCGCCGGCTCGGGCTCGTCGACGACCCGGAAGTGGCCGTCGGCCGCCTGGAGCGCCGCAGCGAAGCCGGCGTCCGTCTCGACGACGGTGCCGGGCGGGACGGGGATCTGGATCTTCCCCGGCGACTTGGCGTCGTAGTGCAGTCGGGTGAAGGAGCGCGGAGGGCGCATGGTCACTCCCATCGTTCGACGGGCTCGTAGGGCGAGCCTTCGTCCTGGTGGTGCGGGAAGAACGGGCGCCGCCCGTTGATCTGGAAGAACTCGGCAGCCTCGTGGCGCTCGGCCTCGAGGAGCCTGTCGAACACCCACCGCGCCCACGCCCGCTCATCGGCGAGGTCGGGCGGGATCAGGAACATGTGCTGCGTCGTGCGCAGCCGTTCCGGGTGCAAGGAATCTGGGCAGGTGGCGAACACGCAGAGACGGTCACCGTCGGCGCGCTTCGCCACCTTGAACGACCAGCCCGGCTTGTACGCCAGGCTGGTCGCCGAAGGGGTCACCGGATCAGGTGAGGTCGTAGAAGAAGAACGTGTACGCCTTGTTGGCGCCGGTCACGTCCCCGCCTTCCGATCCGAACACGAGCGTCACCGTGTCGTCGGCCGACACGTAGGCGCCCTGCTGGCGGCAGTTGGTCGGCAACGCGGCCTCGGGGCAGGCGATGACGACGTCGCCCCGGGTGGGCACGAAGTCGAGCACGCTGACCGAGACGTCGACGGTGGCGATGTCGGGATCGGTGATGGAGGGAACGGCGACGGTGATCGCCTTGAGGATGTACGGGGCAGCCATGTGGACTCCTTGGAGGAAGTTCAGCCGCCCGAGAGGTACCCCGCTGCGGCGATGAGGATGGAGGGGTTGTCTCGGGCGAACCCGAGCATGAGGTTGCATGACGGGCAGAGGATTCCGCGGACCTTGCCGGTGGCGTGGTCGTGGTCGATGTGGCGGTCGCGACGCGTCTCCGCTAGCGCGTCGCCACAAATCCGACATCGCATGTTCTGCGCCGCCAACAGTTCGTCGTATGCGGCGCGGGTAAGGCCACGTTGCCGCAATGGACGCAACGCGTGGCGGCACTGTTGGGAACAGACCTCGCCATCGTGATGCCCTGGGGTGAACTCGACGCCGCAGTACCGGCAAGGCCGAGGCAGAATTGCCGGCCGTCGGTTGCGAACAACCGACGAGCAGTTGTTCGAGCAGAAGCCCCCGTTGTCGATCCGCTTTGGCGTGAACGCCACGCCGCACCGACGACAGGTCATCTCCGGCAAGGGGTCGGCGATTCTCCTGCTCCGGGCATAGGCGGCGCTGGCGGCCCTACATGGTGCACAGGTGGGCTCCCCCCGTCGCACGTGGCGACGATGACCCGCAAGCGTTCCGCACTGTATGGGCGTAGAATTTGCCATTGCTGGGCACCTCCGAGATAGGTGTGCTGGCAGAGGCCCAGGGCGCGACTAACGCCCTGGGCCTCACCATTATACCTACTCAGAGGCCGCGAATCACGGCGTCACGTTGTAGGCAATCGCGGTGTTCTCATCAGTCGAGCCGCCGAGGTTCTGGAAGTCCTCTCGCTGGAAAGCTACGATCACACGCTGATAGCTTTCCCGGTAAATCGAGTCGTCAACTTCCACGTTGATGGCTTCACGCTGGCCCATCGCCCACTCGTTCCTATTAACGCAAATCATCGCCGTCTTGGTCGTGGTGATCGCGTCGTAAACGCCCGAGGCATTCAAATCCTCACGGACGTGCTCGGACACGATGACCGGCACGCCGAACACGGAACCGATCTGGCCGTTGAGGATGACGGCGTTCGGCCCCATCTTGTCGACGGTCAGCAGGTTCGTGTCGGCCAGCAGCGAGTGCAGGTTCGAGACGCCGATGATGAAGGCGAGGTCGGACGGGTTGACGCCCCACTTGCCCATCGCCTTGCGGACGACGCCGAGGTTCAGCGCCGTGCAGGTCGTCGCCGTGGCGACGGTCTGGGCGATGCCCCGCTTGCGCAGGCCGTCCCACAGGGTCTGAGCGGCTGTCGTGCTGGCGCCGATGTCCGAGTCCTGGTGGGTGCCGTCGGAATCACCGTTGATGATCGCCGTCTCCTCGGCGTTCATGAACGCCTTCACGAGCTTCATCGTGGCGAACGGGAGGATGGCGATCGCCGAGTCCGCATCGAGGCTGCGGGAGAACAGCGACCGACCGCCCATGATCTCGGCGTCGAACGTGGCGGCGCCGGTGCCGGGGGTGCTGGCGGTCACGGCCGTCGCGGTGTCCGAGGTCGGCTCGGCCACGCGGTAGGCGGTGGCGTCGGCGCCCTCGAGCGGCCACTTCCACGGGTTCGTCGGGATCTGGATGCGGGCGAACAGCGGGGCGACCTTGCCGGCGGCCCGCACCTTCTCGTGCAGGCTGGCGCCGATGCCGGTCGGAATCCACTCCGTGCCCTCGGCCGACGTGTCGGAGTCGAGCGCGCGGAGGGCGTTCTGCCAGCGACCCTTGAACGCCCGATGGTTGCGGGCGGCCTGGAAGCCTTCGGCCGAGGTGGTGGCGGCCTTGTCGACGAGCATCCCGAACAGCGCCATGTCGGCGACGGTCTGCTGGAAGTTGCGAACGGCGCTGCGGTGCTCGGGGCGGAACTCACCGATCCGGGGGGCGGTCACGACGGCGTCGTTCGCGCTGCGCACCGTCACCTGATCGACGGCGTTGCGGGCGGTCGAGTGCTGGCGGAACTGGCCGGTCTTGTCGAACGAGCCGGCGGCGACGGACTCGTCGGTCGCCCACAGGAGCTCGTCGAGCGAACGGTTCGCCGAAGCGGGCGCGCCGGCAGTGATGACGCGGGGGATGGAGACGCTGCGGGCGTGCTCGAGGAACTCGCCGCGCTTGGCGTCGGCGACCTCGGCGGCGGCCCGGGCGATCTCGGCGTCGACAGCCTCGAACTCGGCCTTGGCGGCGTCGTACTCGGCGCGCTGGGCGTCGTCGAGGACGACCTTGCCGTCGTTGGCCTTCTTCGAGGTCTCGACGATGTCGGTCATGCGGGTGAAGATCTGACCGCGCTTGGCGTTCAGATCGTCGATGGTCTGGATGGTCACGGGGGACTCCTTGAGGGGTCAGAGCTTCTGACGCAGGCGCGCCAGTTCCAGCTCGAGTTCGATGGTCTGATCGGGCGGCGTGGTGGCCCCTGCGGGCTCCGTGGCGGCTCCGGTGGCAGGCGCGTCGTCTTCACCCGTGCCGGTGTCGGCGGGGGCGGTCAGAGTGCCCAGCAGGCGAACGAGCTCGGCCCGTTCGTCGGCGGTCATGGTGCTGATCTCGTCGACGAGCGACGCAGCGGAACGCACGCCGACAATGGCGGCGGCGGTGTAGGCAGGGAATGGCGTGGGGCCGTACTCGCGCATGGCGACCTCGGTCCGCTCGACCTGCTGGCCGGCGCGGTACGGGCCGCGATCCGGCGAGGACCGGCGCCACTGGCCCGAGAACGACTGACCACGGATGGCGCCGTCCTTGATGAGCTGCAACACCTCATCGGCCAGCGGCGTCGACGAGTACCGGGTGACGGTCCACAAGCCCTTGGCGTCGGCGCGCACTTCGACCGGGGTGCCGATCGGCATCGAGAACCGATCCGACGGGTTGCCGTACATGTCGAGGCCGTGGTTGAACATCACTTGGAAGGCGCCCGACCGCTGAGCGATCGTCCGGTCGAAGGCGGACCGGGCGATCGTCTCGATGTAGCCGGTGCCCTCGTGGTCGGTGATCGTCTGCGGGACGCCGAACACGGCGGCATACGCCTCGACCGTGCGGCCGGTGCCGTCTGATCGGATCGTGATGTCCTCGAGGGCGAACGCGCGAGTGAACGGCGTATAGAGCGTCATGCGGTGACTCCTCCGGGAATCGAGCCGGGCAGGTCGGCGCCCGCAGACGTGAGGATCTTGCGGGCCTCCTCGTCGCTAATGACGGTCCCGACGCCGAGGTAGATCTTCTGCACCATCTCGGCGATCTCCTTCGGGGAAGGGGAACCGTCGCCGGCGGGGTTGCCCATGTTGAGCGGCATCAGCAACTCGTCGCCGTTGGGCAACGGGGCCTGGTTGTCGAGGCGGCGAACCTCGTTCGGCGTCATCCACGGACGGCCGACGGCCTGCGAGTAGGCGGCGAACCGGGAAGCGGTGTCGCCACGCAGGCGGCCCTCCAAGGAGAACTCGATGAAGTTGTCCACCGGCACGAGGTCCCGGTCGGCGTTGATGTTCGCCTCGATGCGGTCGACCCACGGCTGGATGCCGTCCGTCGTCGCCTCGATCGACTGGTGTTCGATGTTCGAGAACGTGGCGTGCGTGAGGTCGTACAGCTTGTGAGGCGGTAGACGCAGCAAGCGGGCCACCTCCGAGACCCCGTACTGGCGGGCCTCGATCAACTGCGACTCAGCGGCGTTCAGCGCGAGACGCTGATAGGTGGCACCGAGGGACAGCACGCCGGTCTTGTGTGCGTTCTCGAGGCCCTGGTGGAACTGGTCCCAGATGTGCCGGTGTTCCTTGGCCTGCTCGTTCGTGAGCGCCTGCGGAACCGAGATGATCCCGCCGACGTGCGTCCCGCTGGCAAAGTACCGCTGCGCGTAGTCGTCGGTGGCGGCCACGGCGCCGAGCGAGTCGGCGGCGTACTGGATCGGGTTCAGCCCGAAACGCCCGTCCCATGACAGGCCGGGGATGTGCAGGATGTCCCGCGTCGTGTACGGCGTCGGGTCATGGTCGACGAGGAACCGCTTCGTGCCGTCCGGGGCGATGCCGGTGGTGATCCGGTCCGGGTGAATCTCACGCAGGCCGACGACCTGGCCCACCGATCCGCGCACCTTGTAGGCGAACGCGTTGCCCCGGTGCAGGAGCGACATCAGCCAGAACTCGACGAGTCCGAACCACGTCTGCTCGACGTCGGGCTGGACCAACCAGGGAGGGTCAGCCCGCTTGGTGCGCTCGTCGTTGCGGTCCTGGTACGTGTGGACCGGCAGCGAGGCACAGACCTCGCTGATGTACCGGACGCCCGAGTACCAGGCCGTGATGCCGAGCGCCCGCTTCGGGCCGATCGTCACACCGGCCTTCGTGCGGATCACGTTGCCCGTCGACAGGCCGAGCAAGTTGGCGAACTCCTCGGTCGACACCGACTCGTATCGCTTCGTAGGTGTCGACGCCGAGGCGCGGACACGATCGACGAGGCCCATCAGGTCCCGCCGTCCTTGCGGGCGCGGGCGTCAGCGATGCCCACCTTGACCGCCGCCACGGCGTAGGAGCCGACGACCCAGAGGGCGCCGACGAGGAGGCCGAGCACGTAGAACGGCGCCGACAGCAGCCACAACAGCACGGCGAGCGGGCGGAACTTGCGCGCCTCGTCGGCAACCCGGTCGAGAAGGTTCGACATCCGGTGGACCTCCGAGGGGTCAGAGCACGAAAGCGAGCGCCGGCACGGCGGCCTGCTCGGACAATTCGCCGGCGGCGAGCGCGTCGCCGTGGGCGTGGATCGCCGCCAACGCGGCGAGCAGGACGTCGATCTTGCGGGTGTCCTTCTTCGCTGGACGCCACCCCTGCCGGCACCGTTGGCGCCGCGCCGACGCGATGTGCCGACGGAGTTCGGTGTCGCCGTCGTGGCGCACCTCGCCGGCGCGGACCAGTGCGTCGAAACGGGCCGACGCCTCGGCCATCTTGGCGTCCGAGAACGAAGGCCACCGGTGCACCGTGTCGCCGTAGGTGGCCCGCCACTCGTCGATGTCGGTCTGCCAGTACGGCGGGGGGGCGTAGCTGCGGGCCGCCCCCCGACCCGCCGAC